GGGGCTTGGAAAATGGAAGGTTTAAGCTGTTCAATATGCGCAAAGATCAATGCCCCGAGTGCCTAGGGTATAACACAACAACCACTAAATATAACAATAATTACTTTCACAGCTGCAATTACTGTGAACATGATTGGAGTGAAGGTTATGGGTAAGCGATCTACATTATGTAAAGTAAGAGATGTGACACGCCGTCTGACCTGCGGTTATGTAAAGCGATTTGACAAGCATGGTACGCTACTAGCCTTCGGCGGGCTATTAAAGCCCGAACGCAAGCCCCGTAGGGGTGAGCTTGCGAGTTCGTGGGCTCTAGCGTTTGGGACACTCTTATGTCTAGTGCTACTAGAGACAACCGCCATAGAGGTTGATACAGCACAAGCTATAACTACAAAGAATTCCGTTATTACAGTCACACCTAAACAATATGCAAAAGCAGCATTAGATGATGATAAACAATATGAGTGCATATTAGAGCTATACAGGCGCGAGAGTAATTGGCGTAGTGAGGCACGCAATGGTTCACACTATGGGATACCACAGCTGCGTAATGAGATCATGCTAAGTAAGACACCTATTGAACAAACAGCATTAGGTATTAAGTACATACGCCATAGATATGGCACTACTGTTGACCAAGTACCTAACGCATGTAAAGCATTACATCATCTAAAGACAAAGGGTTGGCATTGAGTAAGAAAGCATTAGGCAGTAAGAAGTGGAAAGACATAAGGCTAAGAGTACTAGCTCGTGACGGCAGGGTGTGCTACCTATGCCAAGGCGAAGCCGATCAAGTCGACCACATCATTGCACGCACTAAAATGGGTGACATGTGGGACATGGAAAACCTTGCAGCTGTATGCAGGTCATGCAACATACGCAAGGGCAATAAAAAGTTAAGCGTTTTTTTAGGCATACAGTCTACCCCCCCTGTCTTTCCTGACTCCTCTCTCCCTGAGACTCGGGTGGCTCAGCCTGACTCACCCTTTAGTAAGCCTTAGAAAGCCATATGAAGCCCGATCAAGCCAAGGTTGACCCAGTAAGACGAGGGGCAAAGAAAAAAGCTCTCATAGGGGCTGTAAAGCCTCGTATTCACAGCCCTTTGCTGAAAGGTGCTTCTAGAATTGATGAAGTTGCAGATTTAGCAGAAAAAATTGGCATGCCATTGCTACCTTGGCAGCGTTTTGTGTTAGAGGATATTCTGAAGGTAGACAAAGACGGTATGTTTCAGCGCAAGACCTCATTGTGCTTAGTAGCGAGACAATCGGGCAAGACTCACCTAGCTCGTATGCGAATCTTGGCTGGTCTGTTCTTATTTGAGGAAAAGAACATAATTGCTATGTCCTCTAACAGAAACATGGCATTAGATACCTTCAGGAACATTGCTAACACTATTGAGGACAATCCATTTCTAATGGCACAGGTCAGACGCATTAGATACGCCAATGGTCAAGAATCAATTACATTGCTTAATGGTGCTAGGTATGAAATTGTTGCAGCTACTAGAGACGGGTCTCGTGGTAAAACAGCTGATCTGTTATACATAGACGAATTACGAGAAATCAGCGAGGAAGCATTTAAGGCTGCTACACCTACAACAAGAGCAAGACCTAACAGTCAGACTATTTTGACAAGTAACGCAGGTGACGCATTTAGTACAGTCCTTAATGATTTAAGGTCTAGGGCAATGGAATTACCAAGTAAGACATTTGGCTTTTATGAATACAGCGCACCTATGGAAGCAAGGCAGGATATACATAATCACAAGTATTGGGTTATGGCTAACCCTGCTATTGGTCATACGGTTACCTTAGAAGCAATCGAGGAAGCTATTGCAACTAACAGCATTGAAAGCACCTTGACTGAGACCCTTTGTATGCAAATTGACAGCCAAGTCAGCCCTTGGACATTTGGAAGCATTGAAGCTACAAGCAATAGCGATTTAATTCTCCCAGTAGGCACAATGACAGTCCTAGCCTTTGATGTTAGCCCAAGCAAGCGATCAGGTGCATTGGTCGGCGCACAGATAACCCCTGAGGGCAAAATTGGTGTTGGTGTAATTGAGACCTACACAAGCGAGGTTGCTATTGATGAAATTAAAATGGCTAGTCAAATAAACGAGTGGGCTATGAAATACCGCCCTGTCAATATTGCCTATGACAAGTATGCAACTGCTAGCATTGCACAAAGACTTACTCAATCAGGGCATAAATTGGTAGACATCTCGGGACAGTCGTTCTACCAAGCCTGTGGTGAACTATCTGATGCCCTCAGTAATCTCCGTTTAGTTCACCAAGGTCAACCCGAGTGGGTTAACTCAATGAATAATGCAGCAATGAAAACTAATGACGCAGGTTGGCGCATTGTCCGCAGAAAATCAGCTGGTGATGTTACAGCTGCCATTGCAACTGCAATGTGTGTCCACATGCTTTCAAAACCAATATCAGTTCCACAGATTTATGTCTAGGTTATGTGATATACTTCACCTATGGGATTTTTCCGCAACTTAATTGGTCTAGAGGATAAATCGACAATTAAGGCGCAACTTGCCCCACCAGTTGTAGCTGACCCTTTTAATTATTACGCACAGTTCACACCGTTTCAATCAGTAGGTCGTGACGAAGCAATCAGCGTGCCAAGCGTTATGCGTTGCCGCAATTTAATTGCTACAACAATCGGCGTAATGGAACTATGTACATTTAGCAAATCAACTAAAGAGGAATTACCTAATTTACCCTGGGTACATCAATTATCTAAGTCAGCACCTAACTCAGTAATATTAACTGCATTAGTTGACGCATTACTGTTTTATGGGTCAGGGTATCTTGAAGTTACCGAGGTTTATCAGGACGATAATCGCCCAGCAAGATTTGATTTTGTCAATAACACACGAGTACAAGTTCAACTTAATAAATTAAACACCTTTGTAGACTTTTATACAGTAGACGGGCGTGAGCGTCCAATGTCAGGTGTCGGTTCACTTGTAACTTTTCAATCACCTATTGACGGAATTTTACACGCAGGCGCAAGAATCTTAAGAGCTGCCATAGATTTAGAAAAAGCCTCAGCAACAGCAGCGGCAACACCAGTACCTTCAGGTATCTTAAAAAATAACGGTGCTGATCTACCAGCCGCCGAAGTTTCAGGATTACTAGCAGCATGGAAGCGATCACGAGCTGAGCGATCAACTGCTTACCTAACTTCAACCTTAGAATACCAACCAACATCATTTAGTCCAAAAGATATGATGTACAACGAGGCGCAACAATACATGGCTACTCAAATTGCCCGTTTGTGCAATGTACCTGCTTACTACATTTCAGCAGATCAAAACAACAGCATGACATACGCAAATGTACAAGATGAGCGTCGTCAGTTTGTAAGCCTTTCCTTACAACCTTACATATCATGTATTGAGTCAAGGTTAAGCATGGACGATCTATCAGCACAAACACAATTTGTAGCGTTTGACATGGACTCAGGATTTTTACGAGCCAACCCACTAGAGCGTTTGGCAGTAATTGAAAAAATGTTACAACTAGAACTAATTACAATAGAACAAGCTAGAGAAATGGAAGAATTGAGTCCTAATGGAAATAATTAACTTTACAGCTGACCTAGAAGCGTCAGAATCCCGCCGCATTATTGCTGGCAAGATAGTTCCTTTTGAAAACGAGATTGGTCAAACTTCAGTTGGCTCAGTCGTATTTGAAAAAGGCTCTATACAAATTGATGATGTGAAAGCAGTCAAATTATTATTAGAGCATGACCCTAAGCAACCTATTGGGCGCATGAGAAATGTATCTGAGGACGGCTCAGGTATTTATGCAGAGTTCAAAGTCTCCAACACCACACGAGGAACAGACAGTCTAATTGAAGCGTCGGAAAACCTACGCAGCGGTCTTTCAGTTGGTGTTGAAGTTATTAAGGGAAAGAATAGCAACGGCGTGTATAGAGTAAGTGCAGCACGCCTAATTGAAGTTTCACTTGTACAAGCTGCGGCTTTTAAGTCAGCAGAGGTGCTAAGTGTTGCTGCGTCACAAGACGCAGAAGTTACAACCGAAACCAAAACAGAAAATGAGGAAATTGTGGAAAACACAACACCTGAATCTGTTGCGACTGAGGTAACAGAGACCCCTGCGGTTGAAGCCTCTGCTCGTCCAACAGTAGCAGCACCTATTTACACTAAGCCTCGCTTAGAGTTCACAAAAGAGAAGTTCCTAGAGAACAGCCTTCGTGCGCAATACCTAAATGATGACTCTGCACGCCAATACATTGCAGCAGCAGCAGATACAACTGACAACGCAGGTCTTATCCCAACTCGTCAGCTAACTGAAGTTATCAACCCATTGTCAAATGCTGATCGTCCATTTATTGACTCAATCTCATCAGCTGCACTACCTGACGCTGGAATGACTTTTGAAATTCCTAAATTGACACAAGCACCAACAGTTGCAGTAACAGCTGAAGGCGCAGCACCGTCTGAGCAAGATCAAACAGTTGCTTTCTTATCAGTAGATGTTAAGAAATACGCTGGACAACAGACTTTCTCAGTTGAGTTGCTAGATCGCTCATCACCAGCATTTTTCTCTGAGTTAGTTCGTCAAATGGAGTTTGCTTACGCAAAAGCTACTGACACAGCAGTTGGCTCAGCACTTATCACAGCTGGAACAGACGGCGGAAACCGTACTCTTACAGCAGCTAATATCCAAGACTTCATTTCAGACGCAGCAGTTTCAATTTACTCAGGTACATTGGGATTTGCAGAAAACATTGTAGTTTCACCTGAGCAATGGGGTGCTTTAATGGGTCTAGTAGACGGTTCAAACAGAGCTGTATTTACTCAGACAATTAACCCACAAAACGCTTCAGGTAACCTAACACCTACAAATGTTCGTGGCAACATTGGTGGATTAAACCTTCGTGTATCTCGTGCATTATCAGGAACTGGCGACAACTCAATGATTGTCATCAATCCTTCATCATACACATGGTACGAATCAAGCAAATACCGCTTAGAAACAAACCTAATTTCAACTGGTCAAATCCAAGTTGCATACTACGGTTACGGCGCAATCGCTAATAAGGTTGCAGCTGGTGCTTACAAGTGGATGGTTGCATAACCTTCCGTTAAAGGAAATAAATGTAAAGGGGCTTTGGAAGCCTTAGCCCCTTTACTCTTAGAAAGGAAAAACATTGGCAGCAACTTTTGTAACAGTAGCCGAACTTCGTTCTGCTCTGGGAATTGGCTCACTTTATAGTGACTCAGTTGTTGAGGAAGTCTGTCAAAGTAGCGAGGATATTGTCAATTCATATCTTTGGAAAAACGAAAAATACAACTACGCTCACTCTAGCATTGTTGGTTCAGGCACACTTTATTTTAATGAAGCAGTAACGGACTCATATTACATTGGTCAATCTGTAACTATTTCCAATAATGGAAATCGTTTCAATGGCACAAAAACTATTACTGATGTTGGCACTAATTCAATTACAGTAACAACCAGCCATAACACAATTCAACCTATTCACCCGACCAATCCTTACGGCACAGTAGCAACTGAAACTTACGTTACATACGCAACTACACCAGCTGTTCGGGAAGCGTCTTTAATGGTAGCTGTAGACATTTGGCAATCACGTCAAGCAAGCAACTCAACTTCAATTACAGCAGATTTTCAACCTAGCCCTTGGCGTATGTCAGCCAGCCTGATCGCAAAAGTAAGAGGTTTGTTAGCACCGTACTTAAGTCCTAACAGCTTGGTTGGCTGATGACTGTCGCCGTTACGACTCTCAGATCAACTATTGCGGCAGCGTTGGAAAACGCTGGGGTGTGGCAGGTCTTTTCCTTTCCGCCTGCCTCACCCATTGCAAACTCAGTAATCCTTAATTGGGATTCGCCTATGCTAGAGCCAAGCAACAATCAATATAACATTGCACCTAAAGCCAATCTAACAATCACCTGCATTGTGCCTATGCTGGATAATCAGGGTGGGTTGATACAATTAGAGGATATGGTTACAGGTGTATTTACAAAGTTAGCCGCTTCAACATTGAAGCTAAATGTGTCAAGCGTTTCAGCACCTGCGGTATTAGCTGAAGCACAAGAAATGCTAACTGCCACAATCAATGTAAGCGCAATCACGAGCTGGAGTTAAAATGAGCAACGAATATGATATTCCTTCCGAGGATAAGGCTTGGCTTGAAAAAGTCGGCCAAATAGCACCACAAACCGAAAAGCCAAAAATCGTAAAGAAAGACGAGGAATAACCAAATGGCTGTATTTCTAAATAACAAAGTAGGCGTTAAGGTTAACTCTGTTGATCTTTCCGACCATGTAACAGCTGTAACTCTAAACCGTTCATTTGACGAGCTAGAGGTAACAGCAATGGGTGACGGCGGTCACAAGTTTGTAAAGGGCTTAGAAGCCTCATCTGTAACAATTAGCTTCCTAAATGACACAGCTGCTGCAAATGTACTAGCTACATTACAGGCTGCATGGGGAACAAATGTTACTGTTGTACTACTACAAGAAAAAGGCACAGCAGTTGGCGCAACCAATCCGCTGTACACAATGACTTGTCTGATTAACAACACAACTGACATTAACGGTTCTGTTGCTGATCTAGCAGTACAAGATTTAACCTTTAATATCAGCGGTACAGTAGCGGTTGCTACAACAGGTACTTTCTAAGGAGAAAAATGCTAGGACTTAAAATCACCAAGGCTTCAGGTGAGGAATCAACACATGAGATTTCACCTGCGATTGAGTACGCATTTGAGCAAAACTTTAAGGCAGGTTTCCACAAACGCTTCCGAGATGAGGAAAAGCAGACAGATATTTACTGGCTGGCTTGGGAGTGTTTGCGGAGATCAGGCGAGACTGTTAAACCATTTGGCGAGCAGTTTCTAGAGACCTTAAAAAAGGTAGAGATTGTAGACGCTGATATCCCAAATGGGTGACGAGGTATGATTTAAGTTATTTAATCGCTTCACTAGCGGTTGAAACAGGCATACCTCACAGCGAGTATTTGAACATGGACAGGTCAATGTTGTTAGCAACCTTGGCGTATATGAAAGATAGGGCTAAACAAATTGAGCAGCATGGTAGAGGTAAAAGGCGCTAGGGAGCTTCGTAAATCCTTGCGTAAATACCAGCCTGATTTAGCCAAAGAATTAAACAAAGAAATGGCTAGTTACCTTGGCCCAGTAGTTCGCCAAGCTCGTAGTTATTTGCCTAGCCAAGCCCCACTATCTAATTGGGGTAAGCCAGTTTCAAGTTCAGAAACAATTAATTACCGACCATTTCCAAGATATAACGGATTAAAAGCTCGTAGGGGCGTTGGTTATACAACTTCACCAAGCAAACCAAATAGAAAAGGTTTTAGTTATTTAGCACAGATATTTAACTCTGAGGCAAGTGGCGCAATTTATGAAACTGCTGGTCGCAAAAATCCAAATGGTCGATCTCCTGCCATGTCTATACAATCAAAAGAGTTTGGCGGTATTCAAGGAATTGAAAATGGTAGAGCTGGTAAAAAAGGTTACAACTCAAACAACCCGTTTGCTGGATACCAATTTGTACACAGTATGCCTGAACTTTACAAAGTACCACGCAAAGCAAGCCAAAGAGGACGCCTAAGCCGTATGATGAACGGACGAGTTATTTTTAGAGCATGGGCAGAAACTAACGGTCAAGTTACGCCAAAAGTAATTA